TGACGGGAGGCCCACAAGGCCCATACGCGAAGGCGCGAGCAATGTCGGAGGCGTATGGCGACAGCGGCGGCGCAATCAAGGAGGGCCAGCGGTTCATCAAGAGCAACCAGTTCACGACGGAGCAGGCGGTGAACGCCATGCGCGGCATGTCGCCGGACGCGCAGGAGGCATTCCGCAAAGCAGCTGTCAGCCAGATGCTCGACAAGATGAGCAACGTCAACGACAGCCATAATCTGTGGAAGGGCATCTACAGCAACCCAGCCAACAAGGCCAAGATGGAGTTCCTGTTCAACGGCGATCAGAGGGCGCTCAATCAATTCGAGGCGATGCATCACGTTGAGCGGCTGCAGGAGCGGTTACGCGAGGCGGTGCGAGGCAACAGCACGACGGCGCAGCAGCTGGCGGCTCTTGGCACAATCGGTGTCGGCGGCAGTGGTGCCGGTTACGGGATTTACAGCGGGAACATGTCGCTCGATCCAACCACGCCGCAGGGCGCTGCTGTCTTGGGCAGCGCGGCGGTGGCGTTGCGGAAGGGTGCAAACTACCGGATGGCTGAACACCTCGCGCAGATGCTGGTGTCGAAAGACCCGGACCTGATCCAGAAGGCAGTTAACGCGGCGGCTGGCGATGCGCGGATGATGAATGTCCTTCGCCAGATGACGGAGAATATACTGTCGAGAACCGGCGGCGCTGCAGTCGGCAGAAGCATTGGGGACTGATCATGTCTGGAACGACATCACTCTGTCTGACGCAGCAGTGGCACAACCTGACGCATGAGCCGCTGGTCGGCGGCCTGCTGTACTCGTTCGTGGCTGGCACCCTCAATCCGCAGAATGCATTCCGCACCGCCGCGCTGACGGCGGGAACGGAATTTCCAAACCCGATAACGCTGGATGCATCGGGACGCATCCCGCAGATGTTCTACGCCGACGGCGTGGTGCGGCTGATCCTGACCAGCAAGGAGGGCGTGGCGCAATTCGATTACGACAACATCCCGGTGATCGGATCGTCAGGTGGTGGTGGCGGCGTCGACACCACCGACGTCACCCGGCTGTACGGCACCGGAGACATGAAGCTGAAATACGGCACCGGGGCGCTGTCGGGATACGTTCGCGGCAACAAGCGAACCATCGGCAGCTCGACGTCGGGCGCAACGGAATTTGCCGACGCCACCGCGCAGGCGCTGTTTCAGTATTTCTGGAACAACGATCCGCTGCTGGCGGTATTCCCGTCGAAGGGCGCGACGGCCATCGCGGATTGGACAGCCAACAAGCAGATCGAGACGCCGGATTTCCGGGGGCTGACCATCGGCGGCTTGGACGGCATGGGCAATGCGCGAGCCAATCGATTTCTGGCGGCGAACTGGGACGTGCTGGGGCAGGCGCTGGGCGGCGTGGAGGCCGCAGCCATCGGCTTGAGCCAGCTGCCGGTCCATGGGCATCCCGTCAATGTTGGGGTGTCGGTCTCCGGCGGCTACTCCGGCTCGGCCTCCGTCACGGTCCCGGCTAACACTGGCTCGGTTCCCCTTGGGTTTGGACCGGCGATAGGTAATTTCGGCGGCGGTGGGCAATATCTTGGCGGCGGCCCGACGAATGTCTCTATCCCGGCGATTGGTGCATCCGGTTCGTCCAGCGGATCGTTCAGCGGCAGCGGCAGCGCCGTCGGAACATCGGGGAATGCAGGCAGCGGCGTGGCCTTCAACATCACGCAGCCGACCCGGCTGGTGACGGTGTATTTCCGATTGTGAGGGCGTCATGTACGACGGCACACTGGCGGTGCGAAGCAACCGGGCGTCTTGGCAGGACAGCGTCGAGGTTCTCGGCGAGGACGGCGAGCCGATTGACATCAGCACGGCAACCGAGATCGCGGTGCAAGTCGCGCCGCAGCAGCAGGCCGACTACGGCGGCTACGGCAACCAGAGCTACTCGACGCCGCTGCTGACGGCAACATTGTCGAACGGCAAGGTGCAGCACGTCCAGACCGGCGTGTTTGCATTCGAGTTCAGCAAGGGTGAGATGCGCGGTGTGTGCGGCGGCGTCTACAATGTTGAGATCACAATCGAGAAAGACGGTGAAACCGAAAGCCTCATATTGGGAACGGTCCCGATCCGAGAAGGTGTGGTGACGCTATGAACGCAATCTTCCCATCCAGCCGACCGAATATCTCGGTTCGCGTCATCCCGAAAATCCCGGCGACGTTGGTCGGTTCAGGTGGCATCGGCATCAGCAAGGAGAACGGCGTCTGGACAATCGAGCCGTCGTGGGACGATCTGCAGCTGATCGCGCCCGGCGTCCTGCTCGATCCGTCCACCAAGGAAATCTGGGTCCACGATCCGGTCACCGACGTCTACAACCGGATGACGCTGGCTGGTCTTGGTCAGGCGCTGTGGTGGGGGACGTCGATCACGGCAAACCTGATCGGCGCAGGCAGCAAAACCTTCACGACGCAGTCGGGCAAGGACTGGCTGCCCGGCATGTTCGTGCAGACGTTCAGCAACTCAGTCATCACCAATTATATGATCGGTCAGGTGACGGCGTATACCGGCACCACGCTGACCGTCAACGTGCTGGCGACCGGCGGCAGCGGCACTCCGTCGGACTGGACGATTGTGCCATCGACGCTGCCGGGCGCAGGCGCGCCGGGTGCCGACGGCACGTCTGGCGGCCTGAATTACCGGTTCGTCGCCGGACTGAGTGGCGATCCCGGCTCCGGCAACGTCGGCTTCAACAGCGCAACTATCGCGGCAATCACCTCGCTGCGGATCAGCAAGACGGATCGCAACGCCGTCAATCTTGCGGCGGAGCTGGCGACTTGGGACGACAGCACCACGGCGGCCAATCGCGGCAAGGTTCGGGTCTACAGCCCCGGCAATCCGGCCAACTTTGTGATTGCCTCCATCAACGGTCCACTGGTCGACGGCGGCGCGTTCATCACCTACCCGCTGACCGGCCCGGTCGGCACCACGCTGCCGACAGTCGCCAATTGTCAGGTCGAGTTCTACAGGACCGGCGATCAGGGGGCGCAGGGAATACCCGGCACCAACGGCACCAACGGCACCAACGGCATCGACGGCGCAGGCGGCGCACGGTATGCGTGGGACACCGACACGGCGGCTACCGATCCGACGGCAGGCCGGGTCAAGGTCAACAATGCCACGCCAGCTTCCGCCACCGCGCTCTATCTGAGCGAGACGACGGCGCTGGCGCAGAACATCGCGGCGCTGATCAACAGCTTCGACGACAACGGCTCAACACTCAATCGAGGCACGCTGTCGATTGTCTCGCTGTCAGACCCGACGCATTTCATTGTGTACCGGGTGACTGGGACCATCGTCGACAACGGCGCGTGGGTGACGATCCCGGTGACCGGCATATCGGCTGGCGTCGGCCTCGCGTTGAACGAGGTGGCTCACATCACATTCGCGAGGACGGGAGACACTGGCGCAGCCGGTGCCGGGACCGGCGACATGATCGGTTCCAACAACCTGATCGAATGCACCGACGACGCCACTGCTCGCCTCAACATCGGTGCCGCCGGAACGGCATCACCGGCCTTCACCGGAACACCAACAGCACCAACGGCGGCAGTCGGCACCTCGACGACGCAGATCGCGACCACGGCGTTCGTGGATGCCGAGGCGGTGGCGAAAGCTGGCGACACGATGAGCGGTGCGCTGATCGTGACGCCAAAGGGCAGCACGTTCGGCAGCGCAGCCGGGCCAACAGCGTCTTCGCCGCAAGCGAACACCGACGCAAATATTCTTCTCTACAACAACTCTGCGGTAAACTGGGCTGGCATCGGCATCGATGGCGGCGGGGCAATGTGGTTCCGTACCGGACTGAGCGGTTCGCCTGCGCCAGCATTCTACGTCAACACAGATCAAGCCGTAATTTTCTCTAAGGCTTCTGGCTACACCGAAGCGGCGTTGATCTACGCTGCGTCGGTTGCGTGGGACGTGCTGGTCAATCCGGTCTGCACGTTGCTGCTGGCTGGCAACGCGACGATGGCCGCCCCGACCAATGTCGTCACCGGTCGCGTTTACACCATTCGCATCCAGCAGAACGCAGCCAGCACGGTGGCGTGGACGGCGGCGAACTACAAGTTCGCTGGCGGCGTTGTGCCAGCGATCACGGCGACCGCTGGCGCGGTGGATCGCTTCACCTTTATTGGCCGCGCTGGCAACGTGCTGGAGGAAATCGGCAGAGCGCAGGGGATTGCGTAATGCCGTTCAACCTTCCGGTCAGCATACCTCAAGACAGCGGCTACAAGATCGCGCGGTCGCTGCGGTTTAATCCGGCTGATACGCCGTGGCTGACACGCACGCCAGCGGTGGCTGGAAATCAAAAGACGTTCACGGTCAGCTTCTGGGCTAAGCGCAGTCTGCTTGGCGCGTTTCCGCAATGGCTGTTTCATACTTACGTTGACGCCAACAACAGCATCTCGATGTGGTGGAACCACGTCACGCCGATAGATAGCCTCGGCCTTCAGGTTTTCATAGGTGGCGTTGCAAAATTAAGTAAAATTCCCGGCACTGTCTTTCGCGATACTAGCGCGTGGTACCACGTCTGCTGGTCCGTTAACACGGCCCCAGCAACGCCAACACAAGTGCTGGAAATCAACGGCGTGACAATCACCGATTACAGCGGCGGAAACGTTCTAACGTTGGCGTCAGGTGAAAATATGCCGATCAACGTTCCGGGGGCGATCAACTGGATTGGCCGTTACGGCACCAGCGCAGTCAACCACTGCGGCTGCTATCTCGCAGATTTCCATTTGATCGACGGCTACGCGCAACCAGCATCGGCGTTCGCACAAACCGATCCTGTGACTGGCGTCTGGACGCCAAAAGCGTATGCCGGATTGTATGGGCCGAACGGCGTCAAGCTGGATTTCAGCAACAACGCCACGGCTGCGACGTTGGGCAACGATGCCAGCGGCATGAGCAATTTGCTTGGTGCGTCGGATGCTTTTAACAACGGATCGTTTTGGGCACCCGGAAACAACGCCAGTCTCAATTCCGGCCAAGCCGATCCGTTTGGTGGATTGGGTGCGTACACATTGGTTGTCGGCGGCAGCACGGCAAATCCATATGTCAGCTACAACACTGCGCTGGTAAGAGGCCCTGTCGGGCAAGTTACGACGTTCACCGTGTATGCCCTGCAAGGTTCTGTTGGAACGGCAACAATTTACAACGGCAACGCCAACGGCGGGTGGGGAATTTTTGATTTGGTGAATGCCACCGTGCTGGATCAAGGCGTTATTGGGACCGGCAGCAATGTCTCGGCCAAGATTTCGACAGTGATTGGCAATTGGCGGAAATGTTCTGTCACAGTCACGCACAACACAGCCGGGGATGATCGCGTCCTTATTTATTCACCAAGTACGTCAACTGCAAACGGCAACGGCTTTACTATTTTCCGCGCTGGCTTGACTGGCGGCAGCGCCATCCCCATCGAGAACCAATATACAAACGGCACGGCCATCGCGAACAAGAACTTCACGACCGCCAATTTCAGCGTCACCGCTGGCGTCGGCGACGACAGCTTGGTCGATACGCCGACCAACTACGGCACCGATAGCGGCGTTGGTGGCGAGGTGCGGGGGAATTATTGCACGTTAAATCCGCTGGATTGTCAGGCGGCGGCAAACATCGTGCTGTCGAATGGCAATCTGGCGGCTACCTCGATGAATGCGGCGGCGTATGGCTCGACGCGCAGCACGTTTCGAAGCAATACCGGAAAGTGGTATTGGGAATGCACAGTATCGGCACTAGGTGCCGGGGCTGTCGCCTATACGGGAATTTGGGGAAACACCACGGTGCTGGCGGGCAGCACCGCCAGCGATTACGTCGGGTCCACACTCGACAGTTTTGCGTATGTCAGCTCTGGGCAAAAGGCAAGCAACACTGTCCACACAGCCTACGGCGCTGCGTTTACTGTTGGTGATGTTATCGGAACATCCTTTGATGCTGACGTTGGATTGCTAACTTTTTATAAGAACGGGGTTTCGCAGGGAACTGCATTCAGCGGGTTTATTCCAAACGATTTTTACTCTCCCGCCTTTTCTGCTTGGAAGAACACTACTACTGCTGTGCTTGACGTGAATTTCGGCCAGCGCCCGTTCGCGTTCGCCGCCCCCGCTGGCTTCAAGGCGCTCTGCACGCAGAACCTCCCGACGCCAGCGATCAAGCGCGGCGATGATTACATGACCGTCAATCTGCGAACCGGAACCGGCGCAGCGTTTAGCGTGACGGGGAAGCGGTTTCAGCCGGATTTGGTTTGGATAAAAGCCAGACCTGTGGCGTATTCACACTATGTTTTTGACACCACCAGAGGCGTGTTTAAGTATCTATCAACCGACGCAACCGCTGTGGAAGGAACCGCAGGCGATACGCTAACTGCATTCAACGCAGATGGGTATTCAGGTGGTAACAACTCGGTTATTGCAGAAAACACTCGCGGGTTCGTTGATTGGCTTTGGAAGAAGGGCGTGGTGCCGGGTTTCGATGTTGTGCCGTATACCGGAAGCGGCGCGAACCGCACTATTTCGCACGGCCTTGGTGTCGCCCCGAAGTTGATGATCGTGAAATCGCGGAGCGGCGCGGTTAATTGGATCGTGTATCATCAGGATATTCTCGCGACAAAATATCTCTCGCTTAACCAAACCATCGCAGCAGCGACCCTTGCTACTATCTGGAATAACACCGCTCCAACATCGTCTGTGTTTTCGTTAGGAACAGACGCCTCTGTTAACGCGAACGCGGCAACATTTGTGAATTATCTCTTTGCTGACGTTCCCGGCTTCTCCAAGTTCGGTTCGTACACCGGCAACGGCAATGCAGACGGCCCGTTTGTGTGGACCGGATTTAGGCCGGGGTGGGTCCTCGTAAAGGAGACTGCTGGAACTGGAGTAGATAGCTGGTGGGTGCAGGACACAGCGCGTGTCCCGAGTAATCCCGTCAACAACCCATTGCATCCTGACTTGGGCAACGCAGAGCCGGGGGCCAACACGATATTTAGTTTCGACTTTCTTTCTAACGGTTTTAAGCTGCGTACCGATTTTGGCTCGGTCAACGCCAGCGGCGGCACTTACATTTTTGCCGCCTTCGCAGAACACCCCTTCAAATACGCACGCGCCCGGTGAGGTGAACCATGTATCTGCTCAACAACGCCCCAATCTCGCCTGACGCGCAATTCGAGAGCAACGGCGTGCTGTATCCGGCTGGCTGGATACGCACAGCAACACCAGCGGAAAAGGCGGTGGCTGGTATCACATGGCAGGATGACCAGCCGCGCCCGGATGATTTCTACGCCTACGTCTATCCCGATCCGGCGCAGCCGTGGATGTGGCTGACCACGCCGTACACGGTTGACGAGATGAAACCGCGTCTGGAGGCATATTCGCGACAGCAGCGCGAGTACAAGGAGAACGCCGGGGTGTCGCAAGTGATCGGGCCGCAGACATATCTGATCCCGTCCGACATCAGCTCGCGCCGCTCGTTCTTCGATCTGCGGGTGATCCACGAACGGCCAGCTGCGCCTACCGCGAGGCCATACGATTTCGGCAGCACGGTGCTGATGCTGTCGCAGCCGACCCTGCTCGCCATCGAGCAGAAGATGGAGGACCGGGTGCTGAACTGCGCGACCACGCAGCTCAATCTGCAGAACGGCATTCAGAGTGGGACAATCACTCTCAAGACACAGATCGACGCGGCCTACGCAGTCATCCCATGATGATCCAAGCAACAGGCGAAGCAGCGAAGGGGGTGGTCGCGGCGCTTGGCACCCAGCCGCTGGTGCTGGCGCTGATCGTGGTCTGCCTGATGCTGTCTGGCCTGCTCTACTATCAGAGCGCCATGTTCCACAGTCAGCGGCAGGAGAACGTCAAGCTGTTCATTCAGGTGCAGGGCGAGGTGCAGAAGCTGCTGTCGCAGTGCATCGTTCCGCCACCGCCGGAGCGCAGATGATCCCTCCCATCGACCGAAAATCCTATTTCAATCACGTCAGGAGCGATCCGTTCAACGGTGTCCTGACGCAGCAACAGGTCGATGGGCAGAGCGCGATCCTCGACAGATGGGAGATCGACCCGACCACCGTCGATTTCCGCTGGCTGGCCTACGCGCTGGCGACGACTATGCATGAGACGGCATCGACGATGTGGCCCATCGAGGAGTACGGCAAGGGCAGGGGGATGAAATACGGGACGCCCGATCCAGAGACCGGGCAGACCTACTACGGGCGCGGCTTCGTGCAACTGACGTGGAAGGAGAACTACGCACGGGCCAGCAAGGAGCTGCATCTCCACGGTTACGATGATCTGGTCTACAACGCGGCGAGGGCGCTCGATCTCACAATCGCTGGCGACGTGATGTTCAGGGGGATGATCGAGGGGTGGTTCCGCACCAAGGACGACAAGCCGGAAACGCTGCCGAGATATTTCAGTGAAGCGGTTGATGATCCGTACAACGCGCGCGGCATTATCAACGGCGACAAATCAACGGTGCCAAACTGGTCTGGCGGGATGTCAATCGGGAAGCTGATTGAGGGCTACCATCACGCATTTCTCTACGCGCTGCAGACTAGCGTTCCCGTGGCTTGACCACGATCTCCCCAGAGAATTTGCGCCAGCGCGTCATGGTGCGGGGTTTCCGACCGACAATCCGCTTGCGACGTGCTTTGTAGGTCTTGGCCTTGAAGGCAACATCCTGCCGGGTCTTGGCTTCGTGGCACCACAGATGCGTCGGCTGCAGATTAGTCTCGCGGTTCTCTCCGCCGTTGATCAGCGCAACCCGGTGGTCAGCTCGATAGTCCTTCGCCAGCAGGATCGGCGCGGTGCAGAGCTGGCAGATGCCGTCGAAGAACTCAAACACGCGCACCCTGACGCGATTTGGCACCTGTGTATCCGGTGTCTTTCCGATCCATTCAGGGACTTTGCGTGGCATTGATCAGGCATTAGGGCCGCCAACCAACCTAGTGTTGGCTGGCATCTGCGTGTGAAATTGTGCTTCGCGCACAAGGTTAGCGGCGTCGTTCCGCAATGGCTCGTCGCTGTAGTACCAGCGGCGAAAGAATGAACGCCAGCCGGTATTCTCCGTTGCAAAACGGTGCAGGATGCCAAGCGCGCGGTCCAACTTCTCGGCATCAGCCGACCATGCCTCCGTCATCTGCCGCCGCATAGTGTCCTCCATTTCGATTGTCCTCATATTAGTGCGGCGTCGATCATCCGCTCCCACTCGGCGTCAACAAACACCGACGCGATGTCGGTATTGCCTGCAGCCTTTTTCATTGCGAAATAGTTGTTGCGCTGCTCGTCGGTCGGCTCCCGCATGGCCTCTATGACGGCGTGAGCAGCAGTGTGCCATCTCTCATGGCCTCCCACAGCCTGCGCGATTGCTAGTTCCACCCTTTCAGTCATGTTCATAACAGTTCTCCTTGTTTGTATTGGGCGGCCCCGGTAGCGGCATCCAGTGGGTTGGTTCACTAAGCCGTTCGCCCGATCCATTCCACGCACGCACAACGGCGTACCCGACCACTGGACACCAAACTAAAATCTCCTTCCCATCCTTCGGAGCAGTCTCAATTGGTTGCCACTGTGTCAGGCGCTCGATCTCGTCGGCGGCTTCGTGGCATATCTCGCCGTCAAGCACAGCCTCTGGCAAACGCAACCGTTCAACAATGTCCATAGCGGGTTTCTTTCTCATTGTTGCTGCGTTACTGGGTTTGTTGTCTGCTGTCGCGGCGCGCTATCTCGTCTTCGGCCAAATCGCGGATATACTCCTGCCACCATAGCCAGCATTCTTTGCACATGCCGATTTGATAAAGCGGCTTGGGTTCTTCGCAGTCCACACAGACGAATGGCGCTTCCATTGGGTGCCCCTGTTGTGATGTCAGGGCGTTTCGCGTTTGTTATCCGCGTGCTTCCAGTATTCAACCTCATCTTGTAGCCGTTCAATCTCGATACGCAGTGTTCGCTCAATCCCGATGCGCTGTGAAGCGATCTCTTGCCAATGCTTGTTGTCTTTCTGCAACCGCTCGATCTCGTCGGCGGCCTCTTCGGACAGAACGACAAGCTCCCTAATTTTTGGAGACGCAAAGTGATCCTCAAGGATCGTCTTTTCGAGGGACATTACGGTAGCCTTTAGACACCCGTTCTCAGCCCCGCGATCCGTTGCGACCTTTAAGTTAAGTCGAGCCGTGTTCTCACAAGTTTTGAGTTTAGCTCGCAACACTTCAATCTCAGCCGCGTATAGGATGGCGGTTTTTTGCCAGTCGTCCGCCAGCGCGGCTTGAGCGCAGCATTCTCGTTCTGTCAGTCCAAGATCAACGGCCATAGTGCTTTCCTCTCGCCTTAACTTGCGGACACGCACTACAGAGCTAACGCGCTTCGCGCCCTCACGCTTGGCGGCCCGTAGGCCAGCGCTATCGATCTTTGGAAGCTCGGCCATAGTGTTTTCCTTTCCCCCAAACTACTGATCAAAGTTTCCCCTGCTCACTGTTCACCTCGTCCATCAGCAGATCGGGATCGATGCCAAGGTTGAGGTGTATCTCGTCGAGGCACCGGGCGACGAACGATTTGAACTCGATCTCGCCCATCGCAGCAAAGTTGATCGATTTCGGATGCAGCAGCACCTCGCCGGTTAGTGCCGGGGCAGGATCGGCGTGGCCGGTCGCCATCTTCAGCGCATAGAGCAGCTGCTCCTCGCTGGCCCATCTGCCGTCGGTGTTGTCGATCACCTTTCGGAGCAAGGCAAAGAACCACCTGTGGAAGCGCGGGTTGCGAGCGCGGCGCAGCGTCACCAGCACCTCGCCATTCTCTGGGATGGCGTGGACGACGTCGTCGGCATTGAAATCGGCGGGGACCAATGCCCCGCCGATCCGCTTCATGCAGATGCCATTCAGGTCAGACACGATCAGCCTCAGTGTGTGGGCGCTCGATGTTCTCGTCCCAGACTACCAGACCGGCGTCGTCGGTCTTGATCTCGCGGTTGGCTTCCCTTGCCTTGGCGATAGCCGCTTCAAGCGGCGTCTGCTTCAGCTCCGGCGGAGGCGGCGGAGGCGGCGGCACCAGATCGAGATCGGGGACGACGTCCTCCTGCTCCTCGCGAATGCCGAGGCCCTTCAGCACGTCGGCGAAGGCATCGCGCAGCGCGAACGCCCTCGCTCTCATCGCCAGCATGCGGTTGGGGTAGGTGATCCACGGCGTCGGCTCACCGTTGCGACCACGCTTTTCCCATAGCCCTGCCTTCACAGCATCTTCCTTGGAGAAGGTGCGGGTCAGGGCCGGTTCGCCACGGCGCTTCACGGTGCAGCTCGCCATGATGTTGTCGACGCCAGCGGCGGCGATCAGTTTCTCGCTGAATTTCTCCAGCTGGCCGGAGGCGCGAACCACGCCCAGCGCACCGTCTCCATATAGCGACGGCTTGCCATTGATCACCGCAATGGACTGCAGCGCAACCATTGGCGACAGGCCGACCTCCATGCCATGCATGATGATGATGGTCGCCTTTTCCGGCGTGGCGCAATCCTTCGGCGCGAGGCCGGACAGCACCACGGCGTTGGCGATGCGGTAAACCTCGTCGAAGGTGGTCGGGATGATCGGCGTCACGCCGCCGCCGCGAGCGAGCAGCTGCGGCTTCGGCCTAGTCGCCGGTAGTGCTGTTGATGTCTCCTCGTTCACTGTTCTCTCCTACGTTGCGATTTCGGTTTCGACCTTGATCGTGCCGGGCAATGCAATACCTGTTGCCCGGCACGACGCATCCGCCAGCTTCTGAGCTAGCTCGCGAACCTCTGCGCTGTCCTTGATCGCGCGGATCAGGACATCGTAATCCACAATTTTCGCGGTGACCTTGGTGCGAAGCGCGACCGTTCGCTTGATCGATCCCGCGCCGATCTTGGGCTGCTCCAAGAACTCCGCCACGCCCAGTTCCTTGGCGCGTTCCGCTTCCGCTTCAGCATTGCGCCGGAGTAGTACAAGGAACGGCGTCACCACCTTGGCCTTGAGATCGGTCTTGGCGGCGGCGGCGCGATCACGAACCGGGAACCATTTGTTGTCGACGCCGCGACCGGCTTCAAGGTGCGGCTGCTTCTCGACCTTGTGCAGGCCGACTACCTTCTTCTCGATCTCGGCGATTGAGTTGGCGATGTCGGAGGCACGGTCGGCGGCGGCTTGGTCTTTCGCGGCACCGGACTTAATAAGCTGCTGGGCCTCGCGCTCAAGATCGTCCAGCCGCGCCAAGACACCTTCCATGCTGTCGTCGGATGGGGGTTGGTTGGAACGCGCCACGATCTCCGCGTCATTCGGCCAGCGACCTTTCTCGACACGATGCAAATAGTCGGCGTGTGACACAGCATTGTGGCCGCAGTGGTTCCAGATGTCAGCACCGCCGCTCGCCTGCAGCTTGCCATTGACCAGACAGACCAGATCGCTGCCGTGCCAGAAATAGCTGACGGCGTCGTCGACGTGCCGGTTGCTCTTGCGATAGAAACCGGCATGCGCCTCGCCGTCGTGCATAGGTAATTTCTTACCCTGCAACGTGGCTTGCCAGTAGGTGTAGTCGCCATCGCCGTATTTCAGCGCAGTCATGCCAGCCTCCAGATTGCGTATTCAGCGAACGTCGCCACGGCAAAGATGAAGATGGCGATGCAGATACCTTCAAACAGGGTCTCAAAAAATGCGTGAAACATGGGCCTTTCCTCGTTCGGTTGACTTGGTGGCGGTCATATAATATGAAGATCGCCTCAATAGCAAATGGAAATATCGGACATCAACATGATGCCTAACAAGAAGCTAAAGCGGCTCGACAACATCGATGCCGTGTTCACCATACTGGGCGGCACCCACGGCGTCAGCGAACTGACGGAGGTGCCGTACAGGGTCGCGCTGAACTGGAAGAACCTCTACGAAAAGCTGCCAGCAAAAACCTACAAGCGGATACAGGAACGGCTGGCGGCGAACGGATACGTCGGCGACGACGATCTGTGGGGCATGATCTGATGCCGGGTAAAGTCTACAACACCAATCCAGACTGGACCGACGAGCGCATCCAGTTCCTGCGCGACAACTACAAGACGATGGTGGTGCGGAAGATCGCCGAGGCATTCGGCGAGCTGTTTACGCGCAACGCCATCATCGGCAAGGCGCGGCGGCTGGGACTGCAGGCGGATTTCCGGCAGGGGCCGCACCGCTCAAGGTCCGGCGAGCTGACAGTGAAGAAGCCGAATATCAGTCCAAGGGGACGCATCATCATCAAGCGGGAGGATCGTCCCATGGAGGAGATCAGGGTGAGGAAGTTGGCGTCGAAGCCGGTCGACATCATGGAGCTGGAGGGCTGGCACTGCCGCGAGATCGTGGTGGAGAAGCCGACCGTCCTCTACTGCGGCAAGCACAAGACCGACGGCAGCTCGTACTGCCTCGATCATCACAACAAAAATCACACGCGAGTGGGCAACGTCAAAGTGGAGAAATACTATGGCCTCTAACAATGGAAACGCAGAGCTGCCAGCGCCGAGAGAAGCTGTGGTCGAGCAGGGCCTTCGTATTCAGCAGGAGACGGCGGCGGAGCGGGACGCGCTGCTTCGTCGCGAGGCTGAGCTGATGACGGAGATCGCCGGTCTCAAGGCGCAGCTCTCCGTCGCGGAGCTGACGGCATCGCAACTGCAAAGCAAGATGGACAGCACGATGGCGATCCGCGACGAGGCGGTGGCGCGACGTGCGGAGGTAGAGACGGTGCTGTCGGCAATGATGGCATTGGGCCGCGCGTTTCAGGTTTCCAATACACCGCTGATCAAGGAGGCAGTCGATGAGGAAGCTGCTTCCCCTTCTCCTCGCGTTTCTTCCGATATTGGGTAGCGTTGACGCGCAAGGGGCAACCTGTCTGACGCGCAGCGAGGCGCGGCAGAAATACAAGCACAGTTATCTCTATTGGTCCGGTGGACCGAAGGGGCAGCGGTGCTGGAGTGATCGCAGGCGCGACAGGAGGGTTTGGATCGTGCCTGCGAAGGCGATGGCTGCGGTGCCGCCGCTGCCGCAGGAGCCGGTTCACATCGAGCCGGTGCTGCAGTGGCAGCCGCAGTGGTCGTGGGTGTTCTCTGAAATCTACCAGCGCGAGATCGAGCCGCTGCCGTTCTCGACCTTCCTGCCCGGTGCGGAGCCGGATGTGTGGCCGGTGCTGGAGCGAACGGCGGCGAGCAACGGCGACGTGATCGTCGTGCTGATGTCTGGTGCATTGGCGTTTATCTTCGGCGTCATGTTCGTGCGGTGGCACAGCAGTCGGATTAGAATAACGAGGGGGATTTATGATCACTGAGCTGCGCGATTATCAGGTCAAGGCAATCGACGATCTGCGCGACACCGTGCGGGGCGGCGACAATCGCGTCGTAGTGCAGGCCCCGACCGGAGCAGGCAAGACGCTGGTCGGCGCGGCGCTGATCGACAACGCGCTGCGGAAGGACAAGCGGGTGCTGTTCGTGGTGCCTGCGCTGTCATTGATCGACCAGACGGTCGGCGTCCTGCAGGCGGAGGGCGTCGACGACGTCGGCGTGATGCAGGCGATGCATGAGATGACGGACGGTCGCTGCAAGGTTCAGGTGGCGTCGGTGCAGACGCTGATGAAGCGGCAGTTCCCCGAATGCGACATGATCATCATCGATGAGGTGCATCGCTGGTTTGAGTTCTACGGCAAGATGGTTCTCGATCCGGCGCATGCGCGGAAGCCAATCATCGGATTGAGCGCGACACCGTGGACGAAGGGGCTGGGATCGTATTTCACGAAGCTGCTGCAGCCGGTGACGACGCAGCAGCTGATCGACCAAGGCTACCTGTCGGATTTCAAGGTGTACGGGCCGAGCCATCCCGACCTGACCGGTGTTCGCACCGTGGCTGGCGACTACCACGAAGGCGACCTCGCCGGGGTGATGAACGAGGCCACGCTGGTCGCCGACGTGGTGCAGACGTGGCTGCGGCTGGGCCAGAGCAGGCCGACGCTGTGCTTCGCGGTGGATTGCGCTCACGCGCAGGCGCTGCAGCGGGAGTTCATCGCAGCCGGTGTGCCGACCGATTATCAGGATGCCTATACCAAGAGCGAGGCCCGGCACCTGATCCGGCACCGGTTCCATGCCGGGGAGACAAAGGTGGTCTGCAATGTCGGCACCCTGACGACCGGCGTCGATTGGGACGTGCGCTGCATCGTGGTGGCGCGACCGACCAAGTCGGAGATGCTGCACGTCCAGATCATCGGGCGCGGCCTCCGCACGGCGGAAGGTAAGGATCACTGCCTGATCCTCGACCACAGCGACAACCATCAGCGGCTTGGGTTTGTCACCGACATCAATCACCCGGAGCTGGACGACGGCAGGCCGAAGGCGAAGAAGGACGCCAGCGACAAGATCAAGCTGCCGAAGCCGTGCGTCGGCTGCATGGCGCTGCTGCCGCCCAAGACCAAGACCTGTCCACACTGCGGCTTCACACATCAGCCGCGCGATGGTGCCATCGTCTGCGCCGACGGCGAGCTGATGGAGATTAATCGGGTGACGCGCGAGCAGAAGCCGCCGCGCACCGCGAAGGAACGGCTGATCGCGCAGGGTAAGCAGGCGGTGTACTCGCAGCTGCTGATGCATGCGCGGCTGAAGAACTACAAGCCGGGCTGGGCCGCGAACCAGTACCGCGAAATCTTTGGTGTCTGGCCGCGCGGCCTGATCGAGACGGAGGCGCTGATCTCGGCTGACGTGCAGTCGTGGATCAAGAGCCGGATGATCGCGTGGCACCACTCCAAGCACCGCGAGAAGGAGCTGGCGCAATGAGCGACGACGGGCGCAGGGAGTTCATGCTGACGGCGCTGCGAGCGGCGGTGCTGAAGGCGAAGCTGATCGAGAACGAGCTGACGGCAATCGGCGTCAGCCTGAAGCACGGGATGATCGATCCCGAAGGGGTGATGCAATGGCTACACGAAGAGGGGCTGACGTTCCTGCTGCCACAGGTCGAGAGCGGCGGCTCAACCGCTACGTCTGCAGCAAGTGCGGAGCAGAGGCCGTCACCGTCGAGCCGGGGATCGGGCGCGTCCCCTACGAGCTGAAGTGTCGTTCGAGCCTGTCGGTGTCCAGCGGTCAGAGCCGGACGTGCGACGGTTTCGCGCGATCACAGTTCTACGACGTGCCGCTGACGGCTACGCCGGAGTGGGAGTTCTACTCGCCACAGGTCGAGGACATCCATTCGTGGTTCGACCGGTGGCGCTTCACCAACAACCAGCTGTTCATCAGGAAGATCGATGCCGGTAAGGCAGACTGACGTACATTGTCTGAACGAGGACGATGTTGCTGGCAGGATCGCGACCGAGTGGCACTGCATTGTCGACAAGCTGAAGCCACTGTCGATCATTGACCGGCTGTGCAGCCGCGTGAACGGAAACCACGTTCGCGAATATCTTGGCGCTGTCGAAATCAAATGCCGTCAGTGCAAAGTGATGGCGTTTCCGACGTTCTTCATCAGCGAGAGCAAGGTGAAGGCGCTGCAGACGACGCGCGATCTGCTTGGCGTTCAATCGTTCATCGTGGTGAGGTGGACGAACGTGATCGGGTGGTTCGATATCGACAATGTTGCGTTCACTCGCATGGGTGGGCGCGAGGATCGCGGCGACGAGAACGACATCGAGATGATGTGCCACTACGACATCGGGCGCGCGAGGCACCTGATGACCCCGCCGCCGGTCTTTGCAAGTCGTTGATATTGCATGCGAATATAAGGTGTTGACCTGATCCATATAAAATGGGATGGTGATGATGTTGAAACACAAACCCTAAAGGACAACGACCATGAAGCGCCCCGTCCTCACCAACCAAGGCTACTGGAAGAAATCAGCAGCGGAGCTGAACTACATCCTCAAGGATGCCGGTGAAGCCGCCGACGCAATGCGTGGTCACGACGAGAAGGCCGAGAGCAAATACCTTGAGCAGATTTGCGATGCCTCGACCGTCCTGCAGTATCGCGCGAACGACTGCTGAAACCGAAACCCCGCCACCGTTATCCCTGACGGTGGCGGGGTCTTTACGCACGGCAACAATGGAGAACCAACATGACGACGCTACGAGAGAAGCGGCACCGTCGATGCCTAGCTACCATCGATAGGCTGGTCACTCAACAAGACCTCACCCTCAACCGGCTGGTGCGGATCAACCGCCAGCTGCGGGACGAGCGGAAGCGGCTGGCCTACTACGCCAAGCCAGCGCCGGAGCTGAAGCTGACGCCGCTACCGGAGGCCCCGCCATGGGTGAAGGACGAGGTGCTGGAACACGGGCCTCCGCTGTCCACCCTGTACGTCGATCCGGCCAAGGAGAAGCTGGCCGACAACGGTGATGTCGATCTGGAAATCCCCGATTGGCTATGGCGCGGGGAGCGGCGCAAGGCCAAGGACGCTGCCGCCCGTGCCGAGATCGAGGCGGAGCAGGCGGAGCGCAAGGCCATCAAGACCAAGGCCCGTATCGCCAAGCTGAAGGCCACCCAGAGCGGCGAAACCCGCCGGATGCCCCTGACAGGCCGGGACGCCCTGAAACGCATCAGGGAGGGATAGCAGCCAGCCGCGACGTGGTAGGCGGCTGGACGTCCACTCGACAGGTGACGGTCAACAACAGTCGAGAGCTGGCGGCAGGACTTATTCCTTTCTCCTGCGCGGCCAGCAACTTGCGTTGTAACATTTCGTGATTAGACGCTATCCATATTTTATGGGAGAACCAATCACCCACCGGGGATGGCCCGGCGGCAACCCAAAGGATCAAGACCATGAACCGCTTCAAGAAAATCAACGACAGCTGGTGCGTCGAGATCGATCTCAGCGGCAACGAGATCGAGAACGGCGTCGACGCGCTGGTCGGCACCACGGTGTCGGTCGGCCTCGCCTCCGGCGCGATCAAGCAAGTGCAGCTGGGTGCCTACGTCGGCAACGGCTGCTTCGCCACCGCGCCGCGCGCCGCAGCTCCCAAGGTCGAGATCGGCTCGCTCGACGGCATCCTCCAGCTGTTCAACCTCGCTGCCAACCGGCTCAAGTTCCCGGCGGTGGTGCTGAACGTCCCCGGCTTGCCGGACGGCGTTCGCGTCAGCCGCGCCGGTCAACGCGCCAAGCAGCCCGGCACCCTGAACGTCACTGCCGGTGCCAAGGACGACAGCGAGTACGGGCGCACATGGTACGGGCGCGTCGGCCTCGACGGCAGCTACAGCCCGTCGCGTGACGCGATCCCGGCCATCGCGGA